TACTTGATACCTGATGTGTTTACAAAGTGATGAATAGCTGTTGCTCTGCCTGTAATTTGAACAGATCCTAATTGTGACCAACCACCTATTTTTTCAGGGGTGCCATATCTAAAACGAACATTATCTCCATCAACCCATTGGCTTTCACCACCTGTTGATGTAACTTGTTTATTGAATCCTGGTGCAAATTTTACCTTTTGTAACATATGACTCCATTATATATTAAAAGGCCCAGCTTACAAATGAGTAACGAGTACCTTTTGTTGTTTCTCTAACCTCATGTGGGTACATAAAATTAGATGGAAATAACAGTATATCACCTGTTTTTAACTTAATTTTCTCTCCTCTGCAATAGAATTCAGAGCCCTCATAATCTTCATTTAGATTGGCTACAATAGATACTATTGGAACTCCCTTCATTTGACCATCAAATATACTATGTATATGATCATAGTGCTCTCTCATCATAGTGCCAACTTGATACCTATTAAATCTTATCGGACTAAATTTACTGAGCCATGGTCCTTGAGTCTTGTCTCCTGGTACACTATGTTTTTCTTGATACTCACCTAATGCTTTAACTAAGTATGGTGTAATCTTTGCTTGTTGTTCTTTGGTGCAAGACATTACATCTAATTCTTTTGTAGGTTCAGATTGAAATGTACCTTCAGCATAATTATTCCAAGTATGTTTTTTCCAAATACCATTGTTGCATTCATCTATTAATTGTTCACACAGTTCTTTTGGTATGTGATTCTTTACGTATATATAACTTTTAATTGTGCTCATTCATTAACCTCCTTATATCTAAATGAGTTAGTGATTGTTCTGATCCAATAGCGTCAATACTAAAAGTATTAAATGATACACTTATTCTATCTTCATCACCTTGATTAATTGGTACGCTATGTTTTAGTGAAGATGGAAATAATATTAATTCACCTGGCTTACAAGGCAACATAAAAGATTCTGAATTTACATGATTGTATTTTATAGGATCTAGTTTCATGCCATCTTGGTTTGTTTTTGAAAATTGTATAGGTGGTAGTTTTTCATTTATTTGAAAATACATCACACCAGATATAATACTATTTGGGTGCACGTGTTCGTGATGCTTGGACCCTTTTGGATTTCTATTCGCCCAACACTGAGTAATTACTAATCTTTGTTTTGAGTTTAAAACGTTCTTAGTAAATTTATCTACAGCCTCACCTAAAAAGTTTTTTATATTTTTTAATTCTTCATTACGTAACAAGTACGAATCATCAGATCTATAATTACCGTTTTGTTGTTGCTCACGATAACTAATAGTTTTTAAATATGCTAATTCTTTATCAATTGGTTCTTCGTAAGGTACAATTAATAAAGGTGTAGGAAATAACTGTAATAATTCTTCTTTCATTTTGTAGGATACTACACTATTTTATTATCCTTGTAAACCACCGTGATTATCAGAACCGCCCCCACAATATTTTGTTGCTCTTATAGCATCACCAAAATCTGTTGCATTACCTGTTGATGCTATTGTAAAAAAGTCTATTGCATCTGTAGGGTTGGCTGATCCTGTTTGACCAGCAGCGTGTAAAGCTCTTATATTATTAGATAGACCTACAGCTTTTGCGCTTGCTGCTGTTAAATCTCCAAAATCTGTAGAATTACCTGTGCTAGCTATGGTTGAGTAATCTGTAGTGTTTGCATATCCAGGAGAATCAGCTCCTCCCATAACTAAATTTCTAGTTTCTGAATTTGCTGAAGCATTTGATGCTATTCTAGCTACTGTTAAATCTCCAAAATCTGTTGCATCGCCTGTAGATGAAATTGTTATGTAATCTATTATGTTATATAGTGTGCCTGATGGTGAACCTGAACCACCTGAAATTATAGATCTTGTTGAATTAGAAGAAGCAGCATTTCCCCATCTAGCTTGTGTTAAATTTCCAAAATCTGTAGCGTTACCTGTTGATGTGGTAGAAAAATAATCTATTACATTACTCTCTCCAGGATCAGTTCCACCTGAAGCTATTGCTCTTGTTCTATTACATGTCCCTCCAGGATTTGTTCTTGCAACAGTTAAGTCTCCATAATCTGATGCATTACCTTCTGAAATTGGAGAATAACTGCTAATTGTATTTGTTAGAGAAGGAGATGCTCCACCAAAACAAAATATTTTTGTATTGGTTCCACAACCTGATGGATCTCTTGTAGCTGCTGTTAAGTTACCAAAATCACTTACCGCTCCTGCTGTAGATATCTCTATTTTTTGTATAACTTCTGTTGGTCCAGGAGTCCCGCCATGAACAAAACCTCTTCCTGATCCAGGCATATAGGTTACTGATGGACGTTGAGGAAACACTCCTTCTTGTGGTAATCCACCACCACCGTTATCAACTGCTGAAATTTGATAAAATGTAGATGTAAGTGTGTCACCAAAATCTGTGGCATTACCTGTTGTAGCAATATTAACCGAATCAATTGTACCTATTTGATAGCCAAACATAATACCTCTTGTAGAATTTGATGCACCTGCTGCATCTGTATAATTTGTAGACGTTAAATCTCCAAAGTCTGTAGTATTACCTTTTGTTTGTGTTGTTACAAAATCAATAACATTTGATCCACTTGGATTATTTCCACCAGCAAACACACTTCTTGTAGAATTTGAAAACGCACCTCTTGCCCAAAAACTTCCACTCATATCTCCAAAATCTGTAGCATTACCAGTGTGAGCTATTTCAACAGAATCCATAACATTAGAAGCTGGATATCGTCCACCCATTATAAAACGAGTATTGTCTCCTGTTCCAGCAGCCCAAGTATTATCAATTGTTCTATCTCCAAAAATTGCACAATTACCTTGTGAAGCTAAATTTGTATAAACAATACCGTTTACATCATCATTTCCATCAGCAGAAATTGCTCTTATATTATTACAATGTGAAATATTAGTTACTTGTCCTCCATTTCTTAGATTTCCAAAATCTGAAAAGTTACCTGTTGCAACAGGATTAATAAAATCAATAACATCAGATTGACCAGGAGTTTGCCCACCAATACATAAAACTCTAGTAAATCCTCCAGCACCTCCAGATTTTTTTCTAGCAACTGATAGATCACCAAAATCTGCTGTATTACCTGTAGAGGTCATATCAACAAACTCAACAACATTAGATTCACTACCTGCAGGAGTTGTTTGACCTCCTAAACGCATACCTCTATTACCTGGAGTTTCCCAAGTATTAGCTCTTTGTTTTTGATAAGCTTCTCGTATATCCCAAACTTTTCCTGAATTAGACATTATCCTTGTAATCCTCCGTGTGAATCTGATTGACCATCTGTGCTAGTCGCTGTTGTTACATCACCAAAATCAATAGCATTACCCGTTGAAGCAATAGTAATATAATCTATAACATTTACCATAGTAGGTGAAGCGTATCCTGTAGCAAAGACACCTCTTGTTGTATTAGACAATCTAGCTGGATTTGATCTAGCAGTTGTTAAGTCACCAAAATCTGTAGCATTACCTGTGCTAGCTATGGTTACATAATCAATAACATCTTTATGACCTCCATTTTGACCACCACCATGCACAGCTCTTGTTGAATTAGATAGAGTAGCACCATAGCCTCTAACAATAGTGCCATCACCAAAATCAATAGCATTTCCTGTACTAGCAGTAGTTACATAATCCATATTGTCTGTATAACCAGGAGACACAGCTGGAGTATAACCACTGAAAAAAATAGTTCTTGTAGAAGATCCTGCTCCAGTATTGGATGCTCTTCTTGCAACTGTAAGATCTCCAAAATCTGTGGCATTACCGGCAGCAGCTATAGTCACATAATCAATAACATTACTATAAGAAGGGGTATTACCTCCTGCAAACAAACCTCTAGTTGAACTTGAAAAACCTCCAGGATTTCTTCTAGCAGCTGTTAAATCTCCAAAGTCAGCAGCATTACCTGTAGATTGCATTTCAAAACTTTCTATAATATTTGAAATACCTGGTGCTCTTCCACCACCTCTAAGTTGTCTTGTATAACTAGACACACAAGCCATATCTCTAGCTCCAACTACCATGTCACCAAAATTACTGGAGTTACCTAATGTGTTAATATTTAATCTTTCAATTCTAGTTAAATTATTTCCTGATGCGTCTTCTCCACCCACAATAAATCCTGATCCACCTCCAATAGGCGGTGGTCTTGTGCCTTGATACCCATCGTTTAATCCACCGTTTGCTTCAGATGCACCACTACATTGTTCTCTTCCTACAGTTAGATCACCAAAATCTTGTGCTGTCCCACCTGCATTAATATTAAAAAATTCTATTGCATTAGTAGCTGATGGTGATGCACCTAGAACACAAACACCCCTTACACTATTTGAATAACCTCCATTACCATAAGCCTCACCACTTGTAGAAACATCACCATAATCTATACTATTACCTTGTGATGCAATTGTTATAAATTCTATTACAGTGGTACTTGAACCACCAATAATAACTCCTCTAGTAGAAGATGATAAACCTCTACTCCCTTCTCTTGAAGATGTTAAATCACCAAAGTCAGTGGCATTACCCGTTGTCATTATTGTTACAAAATCAATTGTATTACCTGAACTATTTCCACCAGAAAAAACTGCTCTTGTAGGTGAAGCAAGTCCTGAATCACCATGTCTAGCAACTGTAAGATCACCAAAGTCAGTTGCGTTTCCTATTGAGCTCATTGTTACATAATCTATATTATTTATAGAACTAGAACCTGGATAACCTCCACCTGTAAGCATTCTTATAGAATTTGAAGTTGACGATTGTAATCTTATTGAATTTGTAAGGTTACCAAAATCTGCAGCATTACCTTTTGATTTATAATGAACATAGTCCATAACATTTGTTTCACTTGGACTTTGACCACCTGCAAAAATACATCTTGTAAAACTACCTGCAGCTGAAAGACCTGTTCTTGCAACACTTAAATTTCCAAAATCTGTTGAATTACCTGCTGTGGATATTACATTAAAATCAATAACGTCCACAGATCCTGAAGGCGTTCCCCCACCAAATAAACCTATAGCATTTGCATTCGGCCAATATCCACCCGTAACCGCGTCATAGACTTCACGCAGGTTCCAAACGCCTCTAGCGTTATCAAGTTGCGGGTAGTTAGCCATTTACTAACCTATCTTTTTAGACCAGATATGTGTGGCTGCTGTTGTTTGATCGAATGGTACAGTTGCATTTGGATCATCAGAACTTTCATCTGGTTGAGTCCAAGAAGATGTGTAAGTATCTAAATACGTTTTTACATCTGCTTCACTTGCAAGTTCACCAAGTCCAGTTTCATCCGAACCATCAACCGTTGCACCAATCATAATCTCAGAAGGATCAGGATAATATCCACCATCGTCTATCCACGATGGAATTCGTCCTGCTTCTAATTGATATTTAACTATCTTGTTTGCCATTTGGTTTCTCCTTATTATCTAACAGTTTAGTATTGAGCGAGTCTTCATCGTACAACTTAAATCCTCTTCGCTCTGCGAATTTTACAGATTCACCAGAGAATTTATCAGCGCACGCTTCTAACCATTGCATGGTCATTTCGTGGGTTGGCGCTTTACCTTCATCCATTAACTTATTTTCCATTTTTAAATAAGCATAGATTTCAGCTTGTGCCTGAGCACTGTTTATACCCATGTCGAAGAGATAAATCAAGTTTCCTTCGTCGATAACTCCACCTCTTGCACGAGCAGCATTTAGAGCCTGCTTCATACACGTCATTACGTGATATCTAGACTCCTCTTTTTCGTACTCTTCCTCTGTGATATCATCTTTACCTAACTTCTTCAATATACTTTTATACTGATTGGTAAAGAAGTTCATCTTCCTAATAGCACCAGATACTGAATTTTGTATGTTATTCATGTTTACTTTGACCTCTAGGA